TTGAACCTCAATCTCTAGCGATGTTTGTGTTGGTATCTTATTGTATTTGTCAACAAACTTAGTAATCTCTTCAAATATGGTACGCTCTGTCTTGTCAGAAAAATAGTCCTTCTTGATAAAGGGTAGCACTTTTCGAGCATACTGCTCATTTGTAACAAGTTGCGTAAGTGCTGTTCGTTCAATCGTTGTATTCAAGATTACCTACCTTTAACTGCTCGTCTAGAATTTCTACCAAAATGTCTCCTAAAGTGTTTCTAAAATCATCTGATGATTCTAAATCTTCTTGATCATACCCATTATAATCTACAATATTGTATTTGAAAGACAGGGGCATATTACCGTTCTCATCTTCATTCTCAGCAACAGATACTTTTCCATACTGATAGATGATACCCTCGTATTTTCCCTGTGTAACCATAATAGAGGCCCACTCTTCTTTACCTCTCGACACATATGTGTAGTTCTCTGGCATCTATTATTCTCCTGCCAAGAAATCTAGAAGATTTCCAGACATTTCTGCAGCTGCCTTACCAATAGGTTTTTCAGTCTTACCAGCAGCACCTATAGTTGCAAGTCTCGTATCAGTATATGCAGTAATCGAGTATCTTGTACCTTCTCCCTTTATTGGGGTTACACCATGTAAGGTATGGCTATCAAACAACGCACAAGTATTATCTGGAATATCCACCGCAATTCCATACTGTGGAAATGTGAGTAATGCACCAGAATACTCACCATCCTTAAACACAGCCATGGTTGAAAGTCCTTCTGGATAATCACCAGAATCTATATGTGCAGACATAGCTCTTGATTGACTCTCATTATATTTGTTAGCAGACATGGTTGTAACGATACTGTCTTGTATCCTATGTCCTTCTTTGATGTGTTCTCTAGCCCAACTCTTTTGACGATTATACATTTCTGGATTGGCGAGTTCAAATGCTTTCTCATTCCAATATGGGAGTGTTTGTAGATTTTCCCATTTATCAGTGTTATCATTGCACCACCCAGATGTACCTATCGTTCCAGTAAATCTACCTCTTTTATACCCTATCATAATTGAATGGATTTCGTTTCCATATGCAATCATTCCCCACTTACCAGATTTAGTTTTTATAAAGTATGAATTTTCTGTTCTTAATTTATAATCTACATCTTTAACAAGACCCTTTTTTAACATATCTTCTTCAAGTACAGGCCCAGATGCATTTGCCCTCATGGTTGATACATCTGTTATTGATGCAAGTGTGTTTCGTAACAAATTGTCATCATCGTATGCATTTCTTATAAAGTATGCAAGTGGAACATCACTGCCGTCCAGAGCTGCAGTTGGTTTCATGATACCAGTATTCTCTGTGACTCTTATGACTGAATCATATGAGCTATCGTCAAGAAACTTACCTTTCCACTTATCTTCTACTTCTTTTTTACCTAAATCATATGTTAGATTTATTTTTTTCATTGTGCGGCTCCAATACCTTTTCATATATAGATTCTGCAAGATTTTTCATCATCATAGGAGCAACCATAAGTCCTATTCTTGCGAGTTTTTCATTCAACGTACCTGTATTGATATAGTCCTCTGGTAGTGTCATGATTCTTGCAGATTCTTTTGTTGTGTATCCTCTATCCTCTTCTGGATGTAGATGCACTGCAAGTGATGTCATTAGTCCTTGCTCAGATAGAGTATGTGATGCTTGGTTCCACGGTACTCTTCTTGACTGAAAAAATGAGTTCTTTCTCTCAGGTATACTCTTACCCCACTTCTTTCTATGTGCAATCACCTTATCATACCAAGGAGTTACAGCGTGATCACCTACTGAAATAACTTTTTCTGGATTCTTTGGTAATCGCTTTAACCATTTGTGTTTTGCAGACTTCTTCATGAGTTCACGTAACTCATATGCCTCTGCGCCATTCTCATTGTCAAGTGTTAGATCACCAATTGCATCCTCTACAGTTGGCTCTTCATTCGCACCCTCTGGATATATGGAATTTATTAGCATCCAAGGCATACCAATATCATCCAGCACATCATTACGCACTGACACGATAAACACTCTCTGACGTTTCTGTGGCACTCCAAAGTGTATACCATTAAGTACCTTATATGTAGTGGTATATCCTTCCTTCTCAAAGTCCTCACACATACGATCTAGATGCTGCTTTGCATAGTCCATAGTCAGACCCTTGACATTCTCACATATAACGACCTTAGGCTTCATCTCACCAGTTATGCGTATCATCTCCCATGTCAGGTCTTCGATATTCTTTTGCTTCATACCGTATGCAACCTTCTCTTTGTTCCAACCCTTCTTCTTAGTACCAGACATAGAAAAAGGTGGGCATGGTGGAGAACCATCCAGTATATCTAACTCACCTACTTTGATTCCTGTCATCTCCATAATCTGCTTACCAGTGACATTCTTAATATCACCACATATATGAGGAGTGTCTGGCCAGTTTGCAAGATAGGTATTTACTGCGACCTGTTGAAACTCATTGACGAAACGACAATCACCACCAGCCAGTTTATAGCCACATGATGAACCACCACCGCCTGCAAAGAATGAGATGTATGTGAACCTTTTACGATCAGCTGACTTCTCTAAATCGTCTAGTGTATATCGTTTGTATCGTGTCAACTAAAAAACTCCTCTAGTGATCCCTGCTCTCCGTAGGAACTGTCGATTAACCAATTCATCTTCTCTACAATAAAGTTTAGTGGTTGAACAAAACTCTTATTGAATTGTTCATCATAGTCTATTACACTCAAAATGTCAAGTTCCTTTGGAAACTCTGCTGGAAAAGAAAATGCAGATGCAGTATAGATATTTGGTTGTTTAAGGTTGATAAACTTAATCTTGTCACCCTCTTGAATAAATGGATACTTGTTCTCTAGTTTGTGTTTCTTAATCAGGTGATTGTAGAGTATGGCTCCCTTGACATGGATAGGAGCGCCCTTTGCAAACAGAGATGACTCACCAGTGAACTTCTTTACACCGTTGCAACTACGTGGAAATGCAATCTCTTCTGGTGACAACTCCATAAACTCCTCACGAAACTCCTGTATAAAGGTATTTAGCATTTTCTCATCCCCTGTCATCAGGATATTCATTGCACCTTTAATCTTGTCTCTACATGGAGCAGGAGTTGAACTCTTAACCGCTTCGATACCCATCATCTTGAGTTTAGGTTCTTTATACCTCACACCTTCGATATCCCAGCAGTTGAGGATATATCGTTTCTTCGCAGTCCATATACCCTTGTCTGCAATCACCTCTCGTTTCATGACCATCTTCTGGTCATATGCATTTACGACTTTAGCAAGGGACTGATAAGATTTGTCAATAAACGGTTCAATTTTATCAGTGGCAATTTTATCCAGAAAATTGACGATGGTTTCTGGAGATGGATTTCTGTCGCCAAAAGACTTAGATATAAGCGTATCAAAAGTGATGTATACAGAATCCGTATCCGATGCAATAACATAATCTTCTTTCTCAGTTCCGATAATCTTGTTGAGATAGATGTTAAGAGCCTTCTCAATCCATCGTATGGATAACTGACCGCTTGTTGTAATACCTTCAGCGTTTCTAAGATCAAAATAGCGAAACCAACTATTCCCAATAGCACCATACGCACTATTAAGGGATATCTTTTTGGCCAACTGAATATTCTCATACCTTGAGATATCCTTGAGATACTTTTTATCCTTAGTGTCCTCATAGTCCTGTTGAGCTTGTAACATAAGCTTTTTATATTTGACACGATCATTATAGATAGTCTCCATTAATTCTGGAAGAAAACCACGTTTATCTTTTCTGTAAAATGCACCATTAGGCGTCATACAATAGTTTGTGGTGTTCTTTACCTTACCATCAAGAATCTTATCAACCATGTCATCAGGCACTTTCTCATTAGATGGTATAAGTGTCTCTGGTGATATATTGTACTGCATGATAAGGTGTGGATATAGTGAGTTCAAGTCGAACGACATAATCCACTTATGCATACCCACTTGAGGGTCTTTTACATATGCACCCTCAAACTTATCAAACTTCTCTGCTGGTTTCTTTTGCGGTATAACGATGTTCTTTTCTTTGAGATAGTTGTATATAAGAACATCCCAATACCTCACAGCGCCAAGAACGTCTGTGTAGTTCACCTTTGCATCATACGCCATCGTAAGACATAGTTCAATCAACTTCATCTTATCTTCTAGCTTATCAACGATCTCAACGTCTTGTATGTTGTATTCAATGAATGACTGAAAATCTTTCTGATACCACTCACTAAATGTATTGTATGGATTGCCATCCTTACTCTCGCCAAGTTCTACCTTTGCAATGTGATCCAGACGATAGGACTCTTGTGCGCTATACGTAAACTTTCGATACAGGTCAAAGTAATCAAGAGCGGCGACACCTTGCATATTATATGTTTGGTGGTTGCGCCCCATCTTGTAAACTTCTCTTTCTTGGACACTGCCCCAAGGAGAAAGACGTTTTAGTTCATCGTCACCAAATAATTTCTTGATACGATTACAGATATATGGAATATCAAAGAACTCTGTATTCCATCCAGTGATGATATCTGGCTGATGTTTTTCCCAGAATATCATGAACTCTTTCAGTAGATGCAGTTCACTCTCACAATGAACATAGGTAACGTCTTCACGATCAGTGGTGAACTCACCAACACCCCACACCACGATCCTTTTACTCTGATGATTTTTGATGGTAATAGACAGCATTTCCTCTTCAGCAAGCTTGGGGTCTGGAAATCCGTTACTACACTGCACCTCAGCGTCTAATGTGACAATGAGTATATCATCCAAGTCCCAATAGACAACACCAGTATAGGTATCAGAGATGTAATTGTATGAAAACTGTGTATTACCGTAGACTAACTCAGGTTGAGACTTATGACTTTCAACCCATTCCTTAGCCTCTTTGATATTATCAAACTCTATAGGTAAGACAGGAACACCATCCAATGTCTTATATCCTGTCTCTTGCTGTACAGGAGAGAATAAAGTTGGACGGTATTTTATTTTAAAATTCTGACGTTCACCGTTAATGACAGCACGACAAAATAATTGGTTCCCCCATTGGAGAACATTTGTATAAAAGTTCATTTAAAGATTGTACCATAAGTTCAAGGTGAAGTCAAGAGACATTTGTAATAAAATAGTGGGGCCCTTATTGGCTTTGCAAGGTATCTATCTCTTCTCTAAGTGCCAGTTTATCATTTTTAAGGTCTGCAATATGATCTAAATCAGATTGCAGGCTAAATGGTTTACGTTTTTCAACATTTCCCAAAGATGTAATCTTTTTGTTAAGTTCTTTTAACTCGTTTAGTGCTTCTAATAATCTATTCATAATATTATAATACTACTACAAACCAGCATAATAGTCAATACCCTTTATGAAATTCTTGATGTTCTACGTGGAGCTCCACCAGCTGCTTCTCTACGCACATGAAGTTCATCAATGATCTCTATACGCAAATCTCTTGAAGCATCTCTCCAAGTCATTTTTTCATTACGAGTTCTCCAGCATCCATAGCAATAGCCTGTATCTGGATCAAACTTACATATTGATATACATGGTGAAACGATTTCATCCATCAGAAACTTTTAAACCAGTTTTTAATTCTTTGAAATAATGATGGTTTAAAAATATGAGCGTAGTTATCTTCATACTTCTTACTGCGCTTAGGTTTAAATTCACTGCTACTCATTATTTTTCAGCTTCCTCTGGTAAACAACATAGTTCTCTATTTTTAATATGTTGCTCTTCAATGTCATCTTTAGATTGACCATGATATTCAACTGCAAGATGCTCTCTTATCATAATGTCTCCAAGGTGCATTTGACTGTCTGTAGTAGTGTCGTGTACTAAAAACTTGCCCAGAATACGACCAAACTTACCAGTGCCATCTTTCTCTGTTTGAAGTGTTTGTACACTATCCACTGGTAGATACGCCTTCACATATTCCTTTGCAAGATTACCATACACCTTCTCTACTTTGTCGCTTGTGCGGCTCTCTGGTGTGTCTATACCAAGGATACGGACACGCTCTTTACGCATCCATACTCCAAACCCCAAGTCAATATCTACATCAACTGTATCGCCGTCTACTACTCTTAGTATTGTACATTTATAAGTATGCATTTTATTGATTCTCCCATACTGCATTTTCTTTCATAGGATTAGCAGGGTCAACGCCCATCCAATTACTCCACTCTTTATAGAAATGTCTCATACCCACTTCATCATGAATAGTTTCATCCTCATGCCTACCATGTAGTATGTGACGATGTTCCTGGCCAGGAGCCATACTTGCACCCTGACCAGTAATACCCAGAAGGTCTTCGTGTAAGTTTCTACCCATTGGACCCCAGATTGTGTTATGATGTGCAATACGAGTTTTACGCTCTTCTGGTGTATCCTTTTTAAGACCAAATCCACGAAACTCAATCATAACCTTATTTGGC